CACTGATAATTACTGAACTCATATATTTTCCTTAAAGTATTACCCAGCGACTACCGCTTGGTACTGTGACAGATTGTCCACTTGCCACAGAAACTGGGCCGACTGATAAAGCATTTCTATTAGTGCTAATTGTATAGCTAGAAGAGATTGTTTGAGTGTTTTCGGTTAATCCACCGCTTGCAAGACCAGCTTGTGCTGCTCCGTTCATTACACCTGCGGTAATTCTTAGTTGAACCTGGTCACCACCAGTAAATGCTGAAGCAGTAGTGCCTTCTTGCGCCCTTACGATTGTCATTATGTCGGTAGACAGAGCAGTAACTTTTACAATCTCAATAGGTGAGCCACTAATTCCAATAAGAGTTAAAAGGAAATAGTCACCGCTTGTAGGGTTTGGAAACAATACACCAGTGCCACCTGTAACGGTTAATGAAGTAGCCCCACTAGTAATACTAGCCGCTAAGTTGGTTGATGCGTTATTGGTAAACAAAATAGCCATTTATTACCCTAATGTCGTAGTATTTAGTGCTGCACCGTTTACTACCTTACTAGCAGGTGTAAATGGATATTTAGTGGTGATTAAACTTACCACCGATGATACACTAACTGATAGTATTCTATACAAAAATTTGATAAAACTCAATGTAATTACTGGTATTTCAGTAACTGTTAAATCTGCTATATATACAGGCGGTTGGTCTGGGCGAGATACAGGTACTGACATATCATCTCGCACACCTTTAACATAGTCTTGAGGTTGTCGAGGCTCCCAACAACCATTAGCCGTACAAACGTATAAACCGTCCCACTCTAGCTTTAGTTGCGAAAACTTGAACTTGCTACCACAACGGTCACAAATTGCGTTATAGTCGCCACCAAGTCTTAGGTAGTCTGCGTGACCCATGTTTATATTTGCTCAGAAGGGTCATAAACAGGAATATCTCCTGTACAGGTATAGGTATTACCAGCGCTAGTGGTACAAGTCATAATTAAGCGGTAAGTATTATCTGCCACGCCACCAGTTACCCTTTGAGTAGCTTTACCCAGGCTTACTACAGGACTTCCTGAAAGTATGGTTGATGGGGTAGGGTCTGTGCCTTGAAGGGTAATAGCGGTACAGTTTGCAGTACTTATTGTCTCGCCAACGCCTAAAACAGGGTTAAAATCAAAGCTAAATAACTCTGATTCTGTAGTGAGTTTGTATGAAAATTGGCTCATTTTGAGACCTTATTGTTAATCTTGTTTACCAAAGCAGTGCGGATTTTATTAAGTTTTTGTAGACGGTCACGTAAATTTGCCTCTGCCAATCGTTCTTTATAAAGCCCTATTAATCTGTCTCTAAAGTCTGCTGTAAAGGTGTATCTTATCACCGCCCCTAAACGAGGGAAAACAGCAACTATCAATGATGATATTGTAGCCGAAATAATGCTAAATACCTTATACATTTGTTTATTTAAGGTAGAAATTGTGGTAGAGACGACAACAAATAATTTAAGGTAAAAGTTGCCTATTGTTGCTGTCGAGTTTGCAACTACAAACAATAATTTGAATAGTATGTTATGTAATGAAACTGTAGCTATTGATGTTGACACAGATGTTAGGGTTTTCCCTAATAACTTTACAATGCTTGACACAGAACTTGACAATGCAGTCAAAGACTTGGGCAATAACTTTACAATAGTAGCTACAGATGTTGATAACGCAGTAATTGTCGTTGAAATGGCTTTACGGATACTTGGGGTACTTGCCACATTAATACTAAAAGCAATTAGGTGAAATGCCGATTCAGTTAATACAACAATAACGTGTTCTACTACTGTACTAATGATTTTGGCTATTGCCCGTTGTATAGAAGCAACGGATGTACTAGTTGCTGACAATAGCTTAATTGGCAGTTTGACCAAAGTGCTTACAGAGGTGCTTAGATAAGTAAGCGTCTTTGTAATGGACTTTAGGATTGTGGATGTGCTACTAGACAGATATGACAGCGTCACGTAACGGGCTGCATAACGGGCGATTGTGACCGTGCTAGTACTTAGGTATGTCAGGGTCTTTAAAATCGATTTAAGGAGTGTTACAGAGCTTGTAGACAGGTATGTAAGAGCCTGGCTAACTACTTTATTACTAGACCCCGAATAAGGGGCGGATGAGAAAGGTTGCTTCCCAAACATTACAGTACTACCCAACGACTCCCTGAAGGGACGGTTACCGTAACGCCACTATTGATTGTCATAGGCCCTACTGTTAATGCGTTATATCCTGTTGGAATACTCCAAGAAGTAACAACAGTTGTAGCATTAGCAATAAGTCCAGCAACGCTTAAGCCACCTGTTGTAGGTGTTATTTTGTCTACTGTTTGGTCAAGGTTCATTGACATTTAGCAGTCCTCTGCGCCTTCGTACTGGCTAAAAGTCTTTAATACGCCATAAATTGCAGGGATTAAATCGCCTTTTAAGTCCTCAATAGCGATGTAATGGGCATCTTCTCTGACTGTAGCCATATTGCCTTCTCTAGCCGCTTGGTCATAGTGAATAGCCACTTGCACTTGGATATTGTCTTTTGTGCCAAAGAAGTTAGTAATTCTAGCGTAGGCTTCTGGGGCTGGTACGCCAAATTGTGTTGATGCTAGGTTAAGTTTTAGTGCCATGTTGTTTCCTTGTAGTTTAAAAATGCGCTATTAATACACTATTAGTTGAGTTAAGGGGTTATTTATAAACCATTAGTAAGTCATTTCTGTGGTTTCGATTTTTGCAACAGTTCTGATTGTAGTAGAAGCCTGTCCAGTAAAGGTAATTGCTAATCCACCATTCGCTGTATCTGCTGTGGCGGTGACTGTCCAAGTTGATGCTCCAGCGTCAGCCGCTACGATATTAGTCGTAACTGACCCCACTATAGCTGTTGTTCCCACACTTGAACCACGCTTAATAGCACCTTCTAGTGTCCAAGCCTTTGTATTTCCACCGCCTGTCACATTGGCAATAACAGTAGCTTTAAAGTAGTAAGCAGAGTTATTAGGTAGTATTACTTGGTTTGTTGTTCCTGCGGTTCCTGAACCATCTGTTGTTAAAACGCTTGGAGTAGCATCAGTTGTTTGTTTTGCAATAATTAATAAACCGCCTTGACCAGTTCCAGCGCCACTAAAGGCATTATATTGACCGCCTAAAGCCAAAAAATTTTGCAATCCTCTTGTTGTTGTATTAACTCCAATAGCCCCAGAAAATTGTCCATTGGCAGTATTGTTATATCCATGGGAAATAAAAGAACCTAAACCACTTGCTGTTTGAGATAAACCAGCAACAATTCCTGATGAATTTCCTGATGCAGTTGAGTTATAGATAGAGCCAGCAGTTGAATAAAAACCACCAGAACCAACAAATGCTCCAATACCACTTGCAGTATTTCCACGACCACCACCAACAAAGCTCCAATCCCCACTAGCCACATTCCTATTAGCCGCCGTTCCTGCATCACCACCGCCACCGATAAATGAATAACTACCAGTAGCTTGGTTGTTTCCTCCTCCTACTACTACTCCATGAGGGGTGTAGAAAGATAGAGTGCTTGTAGATGAACCTGATGCGTTTTGGGAAAGGGTAAGGCTTGTTCCGCTTATGGCGGCTACATAGGTGTCACTAGCAATTGATGTGCCAAATACATATTGCCCAACTTTAATATTTGCGTTTGTGGCGGCTAAAGTTACTGCTGTTGTGCCGTTCATTGTGGCAGATTGGGTTGTTACTGCGGCTGATGCCGTTCCACTATTAGTAAATCCAGCACCAATAAAATTAAAAATTCCGCTTGCTGTATTATTTTTTCCAGCAACAATACTAGAACTAATAGAAGGTGTTGTATTTCCTACTCCACCACCAATAAAAGTATAAGCATTTGTTCCACTATTTGAAGCACCACCAGCAACTGTTGATGCAAAGGCAGAACCGCTAACAGAATTACTGGTTCCTCCGCCAATAACTCCATAACCAGTACTAGCAATTTGTCCTGCGGCTGTCCTACTCGTCTGCCAATCAACAGCATTAGCACCCCTAGCATTACCACCTACTGTAGATGATGTAGTAGCTTGTGCTTGAAGTGCGCCTGTTCCTGCTGGAGAAACATAAAGAGAACCATCTGATTG